GTGCAATAGCTTCTTGGGTACTAACATCAAATGTTTTAATTCCTCCTCGGTCATCATATAATCGTTCAATTGACCGACGAGTAGATGAGTTTTGAATTGCTTGTGCGGTAATATTAGGGAAATCCGCGCGCGTCATTTTCCAAGGCGCAGCATTATCTTCTCTATTTGTCTGTGCGTTTGATTTTAGAATATTAGCTACGGCCACTATTCCAGATATAACTCCTGCATATGGGAGAAGAAATCTTGCTATACCCAACGCACCAGTAGTTCCTGCCAATAGTGCACCAGTTGATACCCCAAAAACTCCCGCGGGGGCCGAAAGTGCAAGTGCTCCCGCAACTCCAGTCCCTACTACACCTGCTGTAGCTACTGTATTTGTTAAATTAGTATTAGCTCTAGCACTTGCTACTTCTAGTTCTATGTCACTTATATATTTTTGTACTTTATCAATTTTAACCGCACCGTCACCGAAAAACTTTGGGTCGGTGAAACTGTCAAAAATGATTTGTATTTTTCGTTTCTTTTCCCGTAAATCATCGGCACTAAAATATATTTCGTATGCCAATTGTTGTAGTTCAATACGCTCATCGTCACTTAATTCTGTAGGTATACCTAACCCAAATTGAAATCCTTTGGAATTATTTACGACCCTTTTATATGTTTCATTTTGGGTATTTACAAATATTCTATGGCTCATGTTATATTACTCGACCACTGTAGAAGTTCTGGGTTGATTTTGCCCATCGCCTGGTTGTTGTGGACCAGCTGATGATGAAGTGTCTCGTACAATAAAGGTTATACTAGTTTCTCTTTCTGGTCCTGCGGTAATAGTAACCGTTGTTTCTCCAGAAGATATACCTCGTATAATTCGTGGAGTATATGGATTGTAATCTATTTGAGTATTCTCTGGTTCTTCTACTTGAACAATACTTGTATTATTTGACTTCCAAACTACATCTGGTACATTCTTAACTGGATTACCATCAACATCATATACAGTAATATCGACTTGAACCCGTTCGCCTGGGTCTATTGTATAAGTACTTTGTGGTACCGTTATAGTATTTTTATTATTTGCTTGACTACCCGTTGGCGCAGGAGGAGATATTATAGGAAAACTACCCGACTTAATATCTAAACTTATGTCTGGATATATCGACGAGGATGGTACATTTTCTATTTCAGGCGGTAAATCAATTTTTACCAAAACTACACTAGTACTTGTAGGCCCTAATACAACATTTCCACTTGGGAATTTTAAATTAGCCCCAGTTGTGGGGTTAACAATTTGTATCCACGGTACTGTGGTGGTTATGTTGACCGTAATAGGCACTTCCGTATCACTATTTGCCATAGCCAAAGGAATATCAGTGACCGTGGAAGTATTAAAATTATAGTTTCTGATATATTCAATACTACTCGTAGCTAATACATACGAAAATTTTTCACGGATATTGTAAGTACTCATATTAAGTCAAACCGATAATTTTGTGGATTTTGTGCTTCATCATTTAGTGCAGCATCATACGCGATATCAATTGCGTTGACAACATATTCAGACAACTCTGTTTCGGTGAAACTGGTACTACCCGATAACAACACCATATCTTCTACAGTTTGTAATGCAATCGGATACGCATCATCAAGTACGTTTTGCATAATAGTATTAATACCAATACGACTTCCATCATCATCGTCAAAATTATATTGAATAAGCTTTTCACCAGACCCACTTGCAAAGTTTTGATAGAGTGATGCACTATTAATTTTTATTGGGCTGGTTGGTAGTACTAATTCGTCTGACCCTTCTTGGTTAAAGATTTGACGTAATATTGGTTTTATAAATTCTGCCGGTATTAATGGGGTTGCAAATTGTTCTAATACTTTTTGTTGTGTGGTATCGGTTAATTTTAATTCTACTTCGGTGCGTGATGTTGATATTCTATTGACTTTTAAGATTCTATTGTCGTATGCACCGATTTCATCTGCAAAAAAGTTAAGTGTAACTGAATATTGCCCAGACGGTAAATCTAATCCTGGTACTTTAGCAAAATCAATATATAATAACTTACGCAAACTGTTGTCATTATATTGTAATGTTTCGGTGAAGATTGAACCACTAACATTTCGCACAACATCTGAAAATATTATAGAATTATCGGATAAACTATATAAGTTAATTTCAACATTATTTTGGAGTAACGCTTCAGAAAAATCCGCCGGAACCTCCATATCAAGTAAATCATCTTTTTTATTTGCTATAATACGAGACACCGTATATCTAGTATACGCATCTGATAGTTCTTGTAGGTTACTTTGGTAATTTTGCTGTTCTGCCATTAGTCTAACTCTTCAAAATTTTTATTGATTCTGGTTAACCATACATTATAGTCCAACTTTTCTTTGTAAATTGGAGTGTAATATACACTACGGTCCATCAATCCTTCTTCGGGCAACGTCACGGTTTGCACTGTTGCCGAATAATTAGTATGGATTGATGCACTTTGTCCAGATGCTGACACATCAAATAAAGACAATGAGATATCAATCTGTTCTTTATTGACTATACTTCCACTATCTGGACTAACACTACTTGATAAAAATGTTGTTGCCATAAATTATTTAACTTTAAATAGAGTGTCGGTGTCGATTACTCTAGAATAATCGCCGTTTACAACTTTTAATTTTAATGTATAAAATCTGCCTGGGTATAGTGGTGCTGTATCGAGAATTACATACGATCCTGTTGCGTCGGTGTTTATTTTACTATAGTTATCAAATGGTATAACAGTTGTGTTGCTTTGTACATCGACCACAGAAAAATATGATGATGTTGGTAAGTAATACTTGTTCTTATATCGTAGCACAGAATCAAATGATTTTAATGGGTATTGGTCACGAACTACCAAAGTTACCTTATCGACATCACCTTTTGTATATGTTTCTCGTAAATTAGATGCAACAACTTTTACATTTAGTGTTGAAATTGGTAATAAACTTCCCGTGACTACTGTTTGTGTTTCCCATACAACTTCTAATGTTGGTTGATGTATAGTGTGCGTTTGTGTTGAAAATATTTTAATATTTCCTTTATTTGTAGAATCTTGTTCATCGGCAATTGGAAAACGTAATCCCAACCCATGAAAGGTATTTTGTATAGATTGACTAACGAATGGTTGTAGAATGTTTGTAACATCTACGCGAATATCTTGAAGTGGGTATGATGATAGAACGACACTTTGGCTAGTTGACCCCGTTAAGAAATCACCACCCGCACTACTCCACGACACCGCAGAAGTACATCTTGCCCACGATGCACCGTCTTCTACATTTTCTATATCTTGATAAAAGAATCCACTACCTTCATCCCACGACCGAGAAACTTTATAAATAAGAATTTGTTGATTTCTCTTAACATTATCTGCATTTGCTAACTTTAAGTTCAAGAAATAACTAGCGGTTGCTGGTACACTTGCTGTGGTTGGTAATTCAAAATATAGCAACGACCGCGCTGAACCCGTTGCATATGCAGTCGAGCTAGTAGGTTCGGATATATCTATGACCTTACCTATTTCAAGTATTTCATCTAATCCAGCGTTGTTGTTTACAAACGCTTGGTATAATGTAGTATCTTTACTGGCGGTTAATATGGTTCTCATTGGGTAGCGTTTCCTATAATATCAGTTGTTGGATATTTCAACTCAAAGATACTTGGGTCGAGACTTGGATAGATAACCCCATTGATTGTGGCTTCGTCAATATTATATCGATAATTTTGATATCCAAGACCATCTCTGTATTCATATCTGTTGAAGATACGAACACTCTTTACTGTCTGGACCCCCTCTACCAATCCAATATTGTATGACAAATCTGCTAAGATGATTGGTTGATTGATGTTCCATTTACTTGTATCAAAAAAATCTTGTACAGCCCCAATACTTCGTGCGACAACATCATTTACATTGTAATTTCTTAGTACAGAGATGTCAAATTGTACGCCGATATTGATAATAAATGCATCGAGAATATTAACATCATCGGTTAACATTCTAAACTGTTCAAGATATCGTGCTAAATTTTCTTTAACCAATGTATTTAATTCATCTAAATTACCATTAGTATCATATCCTAATGTGTACAAGTTTATTACATTTGGACGCACTGGATTATCTACATACACTTTGTCATTTTGTGCTGCTAATATTCTGTTAATCTGTTCATCTCTTACTGCAAAGGCTTTTGCTATACGACCAAACCGTGAAGGTAGTGCGTAAGAACGAACTGCATAATCTTCTACAGTAACTACACGATTTTGTGCATTAAAGAACGCCAATGCGTTTTCACGAATTTCGTCTATAGATTCACCTTCACCACCGCCAGTAGCTGGTAGGTCGTTGTTAATAGTGATACTTTGCACTGCTGCATTAAATGTACTAAGTTCTGCTTGTGTATAATCCGTTGTGTCATTTAATGTGGTTGTTTCAGCTACAACATTAATTGTATTGGAAGGAGTATTGGCATTTACCCCACCGCCAACCAAATAAGTTACTGTTAGTGTTATGTTCGCTGGAGCTATTCCGTAAGCATTGCTATTAAGAAAGTTTACATTATTAATAGCTACATTACCTAATGTATCTTCTATAGTATTTCCATACTGAGAATTTGCTACTTGTCTAGAGTCTAATGTCGTATTTACTTCGGCTTCGTTATCGGTTCCCGAACCAAAGACTAATTCCATTCGTGAATCTCTGTTCAGTCTGGTAACAAATCTGCGAGGAACTCTGCGAAGTCGTAACTTAGATGATGGTAAAATTCCTGTTTCACCATTATCAGTAACATCTAGGTCATCCATAATCACATCTTGTGCTAAGTAGTCAACTTCGTACCAAGTATTACCGTTCGAATCAACCACACTTTCAATACCAATGATAGATTCCTCTGGCATTAGTACAGAGGTAAACTTTTGTGCGCTTCCAAAAGAAAATGTGGTTGTTCTTTCTTCAGCTGATACCAATAGGGCCGGTTTACTAACAATAAATGTGTCAGGATTACCACCACCAGTAAATGTATTAATTATATAGTTTTCTGCGGTAATGTCTGAGAAATATACATCCTCACCCAATCTGAATTGAACTGAGGTTTGTCCGCTTGTAGTGAATGTACTTCCCCGTGCTACTTTAATCAAATATCGTGGGTCCGGTACATAAACACCATTATCAAGTATTGCTGGTGCTAATTGATATAATGTTGCTACCACTGTAGACGGTGAAACTAATTTTGGTTTGTATCCGAGGAATTGTGAGATAGAAATGACATTTTCTTGTTGTTCAGCATATGCTAACAAGTTTTCTTTAAATTGATTATCAATATAAAATGAAAGGACATCACCAATATATGATGCCATTTCAATAAACATCATACCAGGTGAAGTTTCATTAAAATCTGAGTATGCGTTTGGGTAATATGCTTTAGCAAATTCTATTAAGTTTTGTCTAAAGTCCGTGAACGTCTTTGAGACATAATTAATTTGCTTGACATTTGGTCTTGGTTGTATAATTACTGATTGATTTGTTGCCATTTAAAACTCCAAATTAATTAAGTCTTCTAATACGACGAGCGTTTTCAAGCGCTGTAATTTCTGCTTGTGTAGGTACAGCATCTTCTGGAACTTCTGTAAACCCAACTGTTGGTGCACCAAATTGTTGTGCTGCTAATGTTATTTGGTCGGTTACATTTGGGTTATTTCTGAATCTGTATAAACATTTTATACTGATAATATTTTCATCATCTGTTTTAGTAATTTGAAAATCTATTAATTCAATAAATGGTAACCACCGGTCTACTGCTTCCGCTACTGCTAATCGAGCATTTTCTAATGTCTCTTCAGTTAATGGTTCAAATAATATTTTCCACAAGTCGCACCCCAAATCTGGTTGCCCAACCCGTTCTCCCTTCTTCGTAAGAATCAAATTCTTAAAGTTAGAACGAACTTGTTGAATTACCGTTGTTGATTGGTCAAACATTCCTGTTTGTCCTAACCGAACTGGTAATGTGATACCAATAAACTTCTGAGCCATTTATATCTCCAATCAGGTCAACTTCATTGCTTTCATTAGAGCAGAATAGTCTCTATTGATAGCTTGTAGCGTAGGATTATCTTCAGTCATACCTTGTGGAGCTTGCATTACTGGACCCACATTCTTTGATGTTGCCGTAATGGTATCACCATGGCGTTCTAGTCCCATCATTGCAGCTAGTTGACTACGAGAAAGTTTTGGTTTAGCAGTAGCTGCTTCGTTTACCTTATTTGGTTGACTACTCTTAATTTCTGCAATAGCTTCCCCAAGAACTTCTGGAAGAATCTTTTTTACGGCCTTTTCAACCGATTCTTCAATTTGTTCTTTGACCAATTCCTTGACATACGCTCTGAATAATGCTTTATCCATAATATTACCCTCTACTGGTTATTAAATCGTCCAAGAACCGTGCTTTTTGTTTCTTGGTTTTTTAACGACTGTCTATACTTGAACGGATTTTCTTGTTTTTTAAGTTCTGAATCTAATGCTTTTACAGATGCTTGTTGTTTTCGTTGTTTAATTCTGTCTATCTTAGTTTTGATATAGTTCTTAATTTGACCGTATGATGGTATTCGAGGTCTTGATGGTATAAATGAATTTACTGTTGGAAGCGTTGGTAATGCCGGTAACCCACCGGTATATGTACTTGCTGCATTTAGGGTTCGTGCTCTAACTTGGTCAATACTTCCCGTAGTAAATAATCTATCTGGTATAACCGTGTTTAGTATTGAAAACTGTGGTATTTCGGGTATATTAGCTGTTGGTATATTTCCCGCCAACGATTGGAACGAACCAGAAATATTACTGGTGTTAACTGGTAGTAAATTACTTGGTACTCCCGAAACTCCAGTAGTTGGTGGTGATATAGTTGGAAGTTCCTCTACCTCTGCTCTAAACGGATTATTTATTGGTAATAAGTTACTAGGTATTGCCATAATCAGTCGTTAGTTTTAGAAGTAAAGTTACTAGTACTATTGAATATAGCCGCTTGTGGAATGCCCGGTGCTCCGAGTTTTATCCGTAATTCAGTTATAGCTTTGACAAATGGGACTGGATTTAGTGTAGCAATAGATTTAGGTATTTCTACAATAAATGCGTCCATTAAATTCTGTAACCATGCTGCCAACTCACCGCCCAACACCATTGGTTGTGTTGTATCGTTTGGTGACGCCCCTATAAATATCTTTTTACCCGATATTATGTAGTTTCCTGAGGTTCCCTGAGCTATATCATTTGTCACATTTATACTAACAGAACGGCCTGAGAGTACCAAATCTCTGGGCGTGGATATTTCAATATCTCGTTCTGCCGTAATAAACACTGATTTTGCTGAATCTATCGTAATTGACTCTACTGCACTTAGGTTGATTTCTTTTTTCGCAAACAACGATATTTCATTTACTTTACTGTTTAAAATGACTCTATCAGAATTTAGAAAAATCTGTGCTCCGGTGTATTTGGTAGAGTCGGATGATTCTGTTGACCGTAGGTGCGCTATAGTAGATTTGGTTGCGGGGTCAAGTACTATTTTTTCATCCACTACCATCCAAAAACTACTTTTATCTTTATTGATATCTTCGTAGGTTAATCCGTATGGACCCCCAGCAACAGTTTCGTTAGTACCATCGTTATTAATATCAATAGATGTAACCTTATTTGGACTTTGCCCAACCGAAAATATTAGATTTGGTTGTGGTGATGCGGTATTTGGATTACTGAACAAACTAGAACCAAACCGAACAGTATTCCCAAATCGTCCTTGTATGATTAAATCACCTTCATTTGGACGAACCATACGAACTGCAGGATTTTCACTAAATTCATCACCCAAACTAAATTGTTGTTTCATTCCCCACGGACGATATGGAGTACCACCTTGTGCAGCAATTTGAGCTGCATCACTTCTATTGTCTGATCGAACTTGTGGCGAGAATCGTTCACTTAATCCTGGCCAAGAACTTTCCGTGGTTTTGTTTGTAGAATTAATTCTACGGGTATAAAACAATCTACCTAATGAATAAAACACCAATACTAGTTCGTTTTTTAACGGATATTCTCGTATACTGGAGTCTATCGGAGCTACCCAGTTTAATTTTTCTTTTGGAACACCACGGTCACCTGGAATGAATCGTACTTGCACCATACCTACATTACTTCCATCAGCTGCGTATTGTGGGTGTAACTCGTTTAGAATAACATCCTCAACTAATCCGTCTTGATATGGGGTTGGTTGTGATACAGCAAATCTTGGGAACTGTGAAGCTCCCAGTTGGTTGATATCTATGTTGTATGCAGTTGGTCCAAAAGATGACACTTACTTCTCCGCAAAAACATCATCCAAGTCCTTCACATCTTCTTGAAGGTCTTGGATTTCCGTTGTGATATCCTTAAGTAATGCTTCCTTCTCTGATTCTGATAGTAATCCCTCTAATGATGCGTTGGATTTGACCCCAACTGACACGATTCGTTGTGCAATTTGTGCGACACGAACCAAGTGTTCGTCATTTTTGACGTTCACTTCCAAGAATCCCTGCACAATTGGTCCAATCACAGCCGCATCTTCTGGAGTGCGAATGAGTTGGACCATTTTCATAATAAACGAGTTGATTTGTGCCCGTTTACTGTCAGTGTTTTTGTGTATTTCGGTGAAGATGTCGGCTAAACTCTTCCCATCATACAGTTCCGAATTGATATCCATAAAGACCCCCTAAAATCCTATATTATAAATAGATAGGATTTACTTTTTATATGAGAAATATGTAGTAGGGTCTGAAATATGTCCGTTTCGTCTAAATTCCCTCAACATCTTCAAAATTTGGGGTCGCATCTTGTTAATAACCTTCGTGATATGAGCAGTCTTATAATTGGTCATTTCCCTTACCATAAGATAGAGGGCCTTTTTGTTGAAATTGTCAATATTATCAATACGTTCGATGAGTTTAACTATCGCAGCTGCAATTTCCTTGTCTCGTTTCTTCTTAAAAAAGCGGTCAAGATTGAATTCCCAGTATTCTACCAACAGTTTTAGGAATTCCTTCATGTCTACTGTAGAATCCCGTGTTTCCGGCTCTACGACAAGCATTTCTTCCAAACTAAATGAATCTTCCGTTTGGTCTGAGAAGTACAGTACTCGTTTTTCTTCCTTATAGGAGTTATTATTGTGTAAAATCAAATAATTTTTAGCAATAACACTAAAATATGAAAACGCTTTACCCTTATCTTCAGTAAATTTATGAAGATTGATAACCAGAAAGGAGACTACCTGCGCTTTGATTTCATCGAAGGTACCCTCCATATATGGAAATTTGAACCGATTGATAACATTCTCTGCTAGCTTATCAAGCGGTCCTTGTATTTTACTTCTAAATAATTGTTCTCTTACATCTAAATCTTCAGATTTATTGTATGCGATTATTGCCTTTTCAGTTTCTTCTGTGAAATAGACCTTATCGTTCTTCTTCCTCGCTGGAGTTGTTGTCGCCATTACGTGTCTCCGTAACGAATGCGTATAATAAATCTACACATTCTACCAATTGTTTAAAAACATTTCCTACTTCGTCATCTTGTTCAAAGATTTGACGGTCATCAAAATGCCTCATCAGTCTTACAGTCGCATTTGTTCGACCATAAAACTGATTGATGACATCTTCTAATTCTTCGTTCTTTCTTAACAGGTTATATGTTGCGAAAGATAACACCGCAACTAGAATTGTCAAGAGTGCAACCAAAAATATTAACATTAGAAATTTTCCCGTAATTTATACTTGTTGAATTCTTCTAAATAATCACGAATTGAAGTTCCGTTTGCATCCGTTCGACCATGCATATCTCCGTTCACAAAATACTTCTTCACATTCCCCGCACCAGCCAAATGAGCGGCGGCGAGAACACCAGAACGGGTAATACGAACTCCCTTAAACTTTTTACCTTCGTAATTTTCGATAATACGGTCCAGTAGAGAGTTATTCTCTCTCATATACTTCACCATCACGCTGTCCTGTAATTCAGGATTGCGTAGGAATTGATTCTTTGATATATTGAACCCCAGCACCTTAACCGTGCGTGGGTCAAATTGATACTTTCCCATCATACCAAACCGATTAACTACATGCGGAGTATTGTCGCTCTCCCTTTGCGCCATATGGTCAAGGAACTTTTCCAATTCTGTTGGTTCTGACCGCACGATGCCATCTGGTATATGGACCTTCTTAATTGTCCCTGCTAACAAAACCATTAATGCTACCGTAAGAATAGAAAGGTACTTCATATATCCTCCTATTAGAGTAAATGTGGTTGTGCCTCACGAACCCCGGCATTAGTCACCACCACATATTCTGGAAAATACTCCCGAAGATTGTTTGCACCAGCATAAGATAATGCAGAACGCAATCCGTCAAGAAGTCCATCCACCACAAACTTCACCTTACCCTTAAATGGTACGATAGTTGATTCACCTTCAACATTCCGTGTTGCTTGACCGTGGATACTCTTTGTTTCCAACGATGCCGCACCACGATACCGCTTATACAACCCATTTGCCTTCTCAATCATTGGACCTGGGGCTTCCTTCGTTCCTGCGATAAGTGAACCGAGGATAACGGAATTTGCTCCAACTCCCAGTGCCTTCGCAATGTCACCACCATTCCGAATACCACCACATGCGATAATCGGAACTTGGACTGCATGTGAACAATTAATCAACGATGTCACATTTGGAACACCAAATCCCGTTTTGATACGGGTAGTACAAAGTGACCCACCACCAATCCCAACACGAATTGCATCAGCTCCTTCTTCTTGTAACCTAAGAGCCGCATCACCAGTTGCAACATTTCCTGCAACAATATCAATATGTGAAGGAAGAGTGTTCTTCATAGTACGAATTGCATCTACTACAAACTTATGGTACCCGTGTGCAACATCAATCAAAATAATATTGGCTCCGCTTTTAACCAATTCTTGTGCTCGTTCTAAGTAATCACCATTAGCACCGACTGCTGCCATCACATGCGGTGTAAACCAATCCTTGTTCTTTACATTATTGGCAACCTTAAGTACCTGTTCGGCTTCTTCTTCAATTGTATAAAAACGATGGATACATCCAATTCCACCAAGTGCTGCCATTGCGATTGCCATTTCACTATCACATACCGTGTCCATTGGAGATGCAACAAGTGGAACCCTAATCCTATAATTAGTAGTCAATTGGGTAGATAGGTCAATATTCTGACGAGATTCAATATCCGAGTATGCAGGAATCAACTGGATATCGTCGTAGGTGAGTGCTTGTTTACCGTGTAATTGTGTCATAATAGTCGTTTTGTTTGCGTTGACGGTCAATATCCTTGATGTGATACAGACTCCATTCTTCTTCTGCTGGTAATGAAGCTGTGGTGTTATATCCTACAATGCGTTCGTGTACTGTTCCTTGCCACTTAATATGTTCAGCATTCTTATATAAACGAGTCTGATAGTCTGGGAACATTACCCAACCCTTTTCATTGATTCTCCATCCCCAACGACGAATATCCTCATCAGTTAATCCACCCACAATATTCACGCGAGGAATCATAAACAAATCTACATGCTTATTGTTATCTACAATATCATGCATATAGTTGAGAAGATTACTATGAAACTTTTCGTCCGCATCAACTTGGAAAATGTATTCTCCGTTACACTTACTGTTCAAGAAATTCTTGTGTTCACCGAAGTTGTGATTAAGTTCGTGACTATACAGTTGGATTAAATCTGCGTTCTCATAGTCATATAACATACTTGTGGTGAACGGGTCGGTAGAATTATCATCCACGACAACAATTTCATCGCCGGTTTGTTCACAGTGTGGAACAAGCTGGTCAATCAGTTCACGAATATAGTCGCCTTCGTTATGCGTCGTAATAGCAAAAGAAATAAGCGGTGTCATTGTAGTTTTTCTTTAAGGTACTTGAAAAGTTCTTGAAATAGAACAAAAGTCACAAATCCCAAATAGATAACCCCTAATACAGCGATTATTATAAGTGATACAATAACATATATCGTTCCCCGTAAAATGTCAAGTAGTGTATTCATACTAACTCCCGATATTTGAATAGTGCTAGTTCTTTAGCTTTTGCTTCGAGGTCAACATCCAACGTGAGTCCAAAATCGTCAATACGAGAAAAGACATAATCAGCATGAGCCCGAGGATTGCCTGTAACATTTTCATTGATATTTTTACTCTCACTATAATGGAAAAGTGGTGTGATACCTTCCGGCCAAGTGCCGGCGGCAAGTTCTGCTGCTTCTTGGGTGGTCAATCCATCGGGGTGAAACTGATGATGGAAATAGTCGAAGGTAAGCGGAATACCCAACTCTGTGTGTAGGTATGTAAAAAGTTGAATGATGGAAAATGAGTTTTCTTTGTCATCATTCTCGACCACCATACGAGCTTGAAGATTTGGTGACAACTTACGGAAATTATCAATCCATCGTTGAGCAGTTTCTTCGGAAAAGTTCATACCCACATGAATATTGATTGCATTGTAGGGAGTTGTATCAAGCCCCATAAGGTCAAATACTTCGGAGTGAAGTTCCAAGTCTTTGATAGAATTCTCGACTGCTTTTGGATTGGTTGACCCCAACTTTACGAAATGGTCAGGATGAGCGGTAATGCGCTGACCAGTATGTTTTGCGAAGTTACCGCAGAGTCGTAAGGTACTGGCAATCTCAAAGAAATCTGGTAGGTTTGTGGACTTGTATTCGGTACCCCACGGGAATATACCAGACCCCATACGGAATACTTTTACTCCGTTGTCGGCGTTCCACATAAGGATTTCAAGGAGGTCTTTGGCGTTTGCGAGTGCCAATTCAGATGCGTATTTAATACCCTTGGCTTCAAATGTGGCTTTACGCATAGCACGGCCAGTAGTAATGCCCTTCTTATTTAGTGTATTGTTGATGCAACAGTAACCAACGTTGATAGGCACAGAAACCCCCAATTAAGTAGTATACTAAATATACACCAAATTGGGGATTTTGTCAAGTGGTCTATTAAAAGATATTAATATCTTTATGTTTAGCCATAGTTTTTTTCATCCAAAATTTTTCCAATACATCTTCGGTTTCTTCTTTTGTCATATACTGAGGAAATGGGTCATCTCCTTCTAATGTATCCATCAAATCGTCAGACAATCTTCGTTCTTCAGGTATACTTTCTCCATATATTTCATATGATTTTTCTTCAGGTTGCTCCCGTTTCATTAAAAAATTATATGCAAGAATTAAACAGATTGATAACGGGTCAAATACTAACACAATCACTAGTATAAACCATTTAACTACTGTATCTAATGGAACACCAATTGCGCGAGAAATATATACGAATGTTCCGATATCTGAATTAGTTGTGATGGCAACATCTGTGGTCAAACTTTTTGCTTTTAAACTATCTCGTTGTGATGACGCTTGATTGATTTCTTTTTGTAATGTGTTTGCAGTTCTATTCAATTCTGTTAAACTATTTTGTGCTGACCGAATGGATGTATTAGAACCCGTGGTACTTTTACTGATAAGATTATCAATACGATTTTCTTGTTGACCACGAAGCGCAATAATCTGGTCTAATCGTTGTGTCTTTCGTTGTATTTCTTGGTCAAGGGTTTGTGCTTGTGAATTCAAGATTTGCACTTCTGCGTTCATCTTTAATGGGTCAGCTGCAACCTTTGCATATGCAGACGATAGATATCCATAGATACCCGCTGATGTAATACCGATAAGCACAACGCTTGCCACCAACATATAACTCTTTAATGCTTTTGGTATTTCATTCCAATATCGGTAAAGAAATGAGATACCCACCAGCTTACCTAATTCCAAAGCACCAGCCATCACCATCGCAGACACTGCTGCTCCTGCGAATAAGGTACCAATGCCCGTTACTGAGAACAGTGCTGCGCTTCCTGCAATTACTAACGCAGTAAATGAAACCAGTGTTTTGAAATTAAAAAATTTACTCATATATTCTCCAAAAGAAAAACGAACCGAACCAGTAAGAACCAGTCCGGCTCGTTATATTTCTAGTTTATCTCCTTAAATTAAGGTTGGATACCAGACATAACCGATGTGGATCACCTCCCGTTACTCGGTTATGTGGTTTACACAGCAACTACACTTACAATCTACACAACAGCACA